CATGATGAAGCAAGCCATCGCTTGCGGCATCGAAGTGAAGATCATCACAACTGGAGAACAACATGAAGACGGAACAAGTACAGTTTAAGCGCAAGCCCACCATGTTTGGTGGACACGGTACATGGGTGGGCAGAGGTCACATACGTTTATGTGGCACGACCACGAACCGAGCAATAAGCATACCCAAGGGCACTGATATCATGTACGCTGTGTTCAGTGACAAGCGGAGTGTTAATGACTTCACCATCACGAAGCGTCCATCTTGGAATGGTGGCGTGGCTTACGGAGTGGACGTGAACTTCATGCTCATGCTCAGTGCACGCATGCTGCTCGAACGCATGTACAAGAAGGGCTATCGGCACGTACGGATAGAGTACTGAGTGTGTTCATCCTCAAGCACACGCTTGGGCTGAAGAAGGTAGCTTACCTGAAGTACGATGGTTGGGCTCTCTTCGACGACTGCGCCCTCGATCTATCCAACTGCATCCAATTCACGGCGAGCGAGACTCGCCTCAACCCACCTGCTGCTGATCAAGAGTGGCAGTACATCGGGAGTTACAAGAAACTATGAACACCATCGAACTGATCGACCACCTTGGTGACTACTGGTCACTGATGTTGCCGTGTGTCTATGAACGACAACGCAATGGGTTGGTGGTCATGTGGGTGTACGTGAAGAGAGGGCCACACCCTCTCCGCATGTACCAAGAGATACCCATCCCTATCTTCACTGAGTGGTGGGAGTGATGTTAATTATTATCAGTCTTCTCTTGTTCTTCATCGCATTGCTATTGCTCGCCAGCGTACACGTGCTGCTCGACATACGTGAGTACCTTGAGTGGACGAAGGACGCACACATGGTGGGCGCACGACGTAAGCACGCACTCTCCGACGGAGACAGGTGGTGAGCTTCCGACGTAAGGCACTGCGTTACATCATCATGGCGTGGCTGATCATCGCCGTGTTCTGGTTGTTCGCTTGTGTGTTTATCATCACTCCGTACATGGTGTACGAGGCATACGTAATACGCACGAGTACTGAGAAACCAATAGAAGAATGCAATCTCCCGTGTAGATGCAAGCATCTGCTCGGTCTCGGTACATGGGAGTGGGCCGAGTGCATGGGAGTAGGGAGAAAGTAAATGAAATCAATAGCTTGTGTACTACTGAAGATAGTGCTGTATGTACTGGAGTTTGCATTAGGTGTGTTCCTATTCCCAGTCATGGTAATCGAACCTCTTATCTGGTACGTGGAAGAGGTACGGTACACCCTCTCTTCCGAGGGGGAGCGAAGCGACCCCTCGAAGAGAGAGGGTGATGGGATTTTGTGACGGGAGACATTATGCTTAAGGTACACACAGATAGAACCGTGCTGCTTCAGTTCGGAGAACGAGACGGCCAAGTAGGGCGACGACTCGACGCCGAGTCAATGCGTGAGCTGCGCAAGTCCTTCGACAGCATACGTATGAACAGACACCGAGGCACATGGACATCCAGACTCACAACAGAGGTACCCAATGGAGAGGACGACGTACTACCAGTCACGGAGCCGCAAGATAATAACGACAGTGCTATCATACCGTGTGGTGTTAAAGAACGTCATCCCATTAAAGGACGGAGTGCCAATATGGTCATCCTCGATGATGTCTTGGAAGACACACCAATCTATGCGCCGCTTAAACTACGGCACCCCACTAAGCGTCAAACGATTGACGTTGGAGACTACATCCAACTGGACCTGATATGAGTAAGGAATACATTAAGGAATTGGAAATGGAACTGTTCGACCTCACTGCCAAGGTGATACACCTGATCGTAACAGGCCCCGGCTGGAGTGAGGACGACGAGTCATACACGTTCCCCAATGGGGACACGTGGCATCGCTTTGATCCGGGGCGTGACACAAAGGGAGAACCAACTGATGGCTGACACCATTGAGAAAGACCTCGACAATGCTCAAGACCTCAAGGTTGACGAGCTGCTGCGTACCATAGTGGGGCAGATGTTCGAGGCAGACAACGACATGACCACGCTGTATGCTACGTTAGAGGCAGCCGACGGCACCACCAGTGAGCTTGAGTTCGTGGTACACGTGACCAAGATCAATGGGGTGGAGACAAGAGCCGAAATAAACAAGCAACCAACCAACGAAGGGAGCGCATCCAATGGCGTCACTTAAGGACCTGTATGACTCAGAGGTCATCGACTCTATCGTCCGTAACTACTCGGCTGATGTGTCAGTGGATGGCCCACCAACTGAGCCGAAGGTGGACCCACTCACTCAGATTGCTGAGCCCAAGTACACAGCCGACGAAGGTGAAGTCAAGTTCAGCTCTGTATTCTGGGAACCAACCACCATACCTGACCTGCCCATCCCGATGTTTGCCATCGAGGATTGGGACGAGATAGCACAGCACCATATACCAGAGGTCAACCCCAACTGGGTGTGGGACAGGCCAGTGCTTGAGTCATTCGCATTGGCGATGGTCAGCAACGACACCACCTTAATCCATGGACTACAAGGCACGGGTAAATCGTGCTTGCCACAGCAATGGTGTGCTGCATTGAACATCCCGTTCTGGCGTATGTCCTGCAACCGTGAGACAAGAGAGCAACACTTCCTTGGCTCACCCGGAGTAGAGCATGACGACAAAGGACAGATGTCCATCAAACAGGAACCGACCACACTTACCGACAGCCTTAAGTACGGTGGTGTCTTCTGTGAAGACGAAGCGTTCAGGCATAACTCGGCTCTCGTACTCCAAAGTCTGCGCGAGAAGTCCAACCGAACTGTCCTTCTGCCGGACGCGCCGGGTAGAACTGCGGACGAGCGTAAGCTGGTTGCCCCCAAGGGCAAGTGGTGGTATTGCCTCACTGATAACACAACAGGTAGTGGTGATGAAACCGGGATCTTCGACGCGGAAGTACAAGATGCTAGTACCCTCGACCGCATCGACTGCACTATAGAGGTTGACTACTTGGCCAAGGAGCATGAGTTCGCACTCATGAAGAAGGCAAGCACACTCAATGACGACATACTCAGTGGCATGATCGACCTCGCCAAGCTGGTACGCAAGGCGTTCAAGAAGCAGACCATCATGTCCACTATCTCAGTGCGTGGCCTATTGGCTTGGGCTGAGAAGATCGAGGCAACACACAGCATAGGCCAGTCGCTCAAGCTGAGCTGGTACAACAAGCTGTGCACCAATGACCGACAGGTCGTTGAGGACATGTACCATCAGGTCTTCAGTAAGAAGATGGGAGACAAGTGATGACCAGTACCGCAAAGAAACGAGTGGCTGGGTTGTATGCCAACATGCCGGACAAGCCCATAGCTGGGGTGTTCGACGTGGCTAACATCACATCCATTGTGCATCGACGATGCGCTGACCTCGGTGTGAACTTGGTGTTCGACGAGCAAGGGGGCACGGCCCACACTGATGGCAAGACCATCACCTTACCTGCTTTGCACCAGCCCATCACTCAAGATCAACTCGACCTCATGTATGGGTACGTGATCCACGAGTGTGGTCACCACCTGCGGCCCGAGGCATTCAAGATACTGCACTCTGCTCAACCACCCGAGCACGTATGTGCTCTGTTCAATATCCTTGAGGATGACGGGATGGAGAGGGACCGTGCCAATGAGTGGCGGGGTGACTGCAAGGCACTGTCGCAGATGAACGAGATACTCATTGAGAAGATGGCCACCAACTGGGGCCAAGAGAAGTTCAACGATGCCATTGCTGGTAAGGAATGGAAGTGCAACAACCCCGAAGCAGTGGCTTCCTTATGCTTGGGGCAACTGTCCCGCCTTGAGTGGGACACCCAGAGTGACCACCAAATCAAACGCATGCTCGACATCATGCCGAAGAACGTCACCGACCTGCTTACTGAACTCATTGATGAAGGGTGGGTCGATAAGTTTAGAGGCACCAAGACAGAGCAAGACACATGGGATCAGACTATTGACTTGGTCAAGAGGCTGTACCCCGGCAACGACAAGAAAGAATACGAGAAGCTCCGAAAGGCGGGGCACAAGATGAACAAGAGGGCACGTGATGACAGCAAGGATAAACTACCACCCCAAGGGAAACCCGAACCCATCAAGGGTGACGGTGATAAGGACGATAAGAAAGGTGAAGCAACGGCAGCGAGTGCCGACCCCGAGGCAGAGGGTAAGGTAGTACACTGGAAGGACATGGTACTCAGCGAGCACAAAGAGTGGACACCACGTGATGACAACGAAGCAGGCAACGTCGGCATAGATTGGGCTGGCATAGAGAGTGGGGGCACAGTAGGACTGATGCCCTTGCACATGATCAATGTCATTGACTTGAAGAACGAACCAGCCAACTACAATAGTACGCCGGGAGCAGTGCGTGCATACATGCCTTCGGACGTAGCCAATGCACAGTTCGGCAATCAGATACGTCGGTACTTGCAAGCACTGGGTAGGTCACGAGTGTCTCGACACAAGAGGCACGGCAAGTTGGATCGCAGCTCCATCGTTAAGCTGTTGCTGCCACCCATAGATGGGGGCGACTACAACAAGAAGATATTCTACCAACAAGAGAAGCACACGATGAAGGACACGGCGATCTTTGTCCTCACTGACTGGTCAGGCAGCATGAAGGGACCGAAGATGCGGTCGGCTGCTGATGCCAGCCAACGGTTGGTGTATGTGATGGAGCGTATCCTCAAGATACCAGTGGCACTCGCTTGCTTCAGCAACAGCGAGACAGAGTGTGACATTGGGTACATCAAGCCCTTCGGTACACGTGGGCTATCCGCTGAAGAGATAGCACTACGCTTCGCCAAGTTCAGGAAGTACACATCAGCGAACAACGACGCTGACTCATTGCACTGGGCGTGGCACCAGCTACGCAAGCGCACTGAAGAACGGAAGATACTCATTGTGTTGAGTGACGGATGCCCTGCTGGGTCATGGATCGGTAGAGGGTACGACAACTTGCACTTCGTAGTGGACGCCATCACAAAGGATGGCGGCATTGAACTGTACGGTGTGGGTATCCATAGTGATGCGGTGAAGAAGTACTACCCGCACTACAAGATACTGAACTCACCCGACGAGATCAATGCCACCCTATTCAATCTGATCAAAGACGGAGACAAGTTAAGGAGAAAACGGTGAGCAACCAGACCGACGCATTCTTAGGGTTTCATACCATACACGCAGACCCAGATGAGCCCGTGATATTGCCGGGAAATCTTGCAGAAAAATTAGCCACTCGTCCTGACTACATGAATGGACCAGTGCGTACGGCAACAGCCGACGAACTCAAACAGTACAACGCTATCCTTAAGGACAAGGGTAAAGAGGCAGCCAAGCAGTGGCTGACTGAGCAATGGGCCTGAAACTAGACTCGTACATGACTGAGATCGAAGACCTTGAGATAGGTGACACCGTGCGTCTCAATCATGATGACTGTGCCGCAGGTACAGACTCACGTCGCAGGTTGTACATCACTCGACCAGTGTCCAACCCCACTTCAGTGGTGGCGTACTGCCACAACTGCCAGAGTGGTGGGTTCTACGTTACTGGCCAGCACTCCGGGTTCAGACGCACCCGGCATGAGAACACACCAGCTCAGAATGTAACCAAGGTAGTGGACTGCCTCTTGCCGCCACCTAATCTACTGGAGAACATAGATGATTGGCCGCTGCTTGCCCAAGCTTGGGCGTTCAAGGGCAGGCTAAATAAGAACTTGATCAAGGGGTACGGCATAGCGTACGACCCCAGTAGTGACCGTGTGTACATACCACGGTACGATTGGATCTCGAAGAGTGGTGACACATACTTCTTCGGTGACCTCAAAGGTTACCAGTTGCGGAACGTGGACCCAAGCAATAAGGTACCCAAGTACCTGACTGTTACTGCAACGGACGACACCGGGTTCAGCTTGTTGAAGGCAGAACGTGATCCCGCTGCTATCCAGTGGACACGTGCAGTATTGGTCGAAGACTTGTTGTCAGGGATACACATCGTCGAGGCCACACATGAGGGTGCAGTCGTGACCGTTGTCATCGTCAACTACGGGACACAAGTCCAGTTACCTGCGCTCCACGCTTGCTCATTGCGAGGGCATGCCACTGTGTGGCTGGACAATGACAGCAAGCACGTCATCGAACAAGCAGAACAGATGGCACGCACCATCAACATGATCCGTTCGCAGTGCCTCGTTCGAACAGTGCGTACGGAGAGTGATCCCAAGCACCATAGCTGGGATCAAATCAACACCATCTTAGGAGACACTTGATGGACCCCATTGACATTGATATCCTTAAGTACCTCTCGAAGAGAGAGAATTACAATGCCCTCAAGGACACCATAACCAAGAGCTTATGCGTCAAGGAAGCTTGGCGTATGCTCGCCGACTACGGAGCATTCTTCGATGCGCATCCAAGTGAGAACGCAATCACGTCCGACTTCATACTGTGGCAGAGACTCCAACGGCATCCTCATTGGAAACCCGAGGAAGCACGTGTTCAAGGCGCGATTGTTCAGAACATACTGGATCACCCGGAACCGCAACGTACTGCGTTCCTCGATAACATTAACCACTTGCGTACACAAGGAGCCTATCAAGGAATCGCTGATGCCATGGCAGCAGGAACTATGGGATCGAACGATGCAGAGGATGCGGCACGAAAGCTTATCCGTACCGACAGTACCGCTAATGTGATGACGAGCTACACGCTCGACGATATAGCCACCTTGCAAGGCAAGGGTGGGTACTACTGGAGACTCGAAGACTTGAACAAGAGCCTCGGCCCACTGAGGAAAGGGGACTTCATAATTGTAGGCAAGAGACCAGAGGTAGGGGGCACATCGTTCCTTGTCTCGGAACTCTCTTTCATGCTGGAGCAGACAGATGGCAACGCGATTATCTTTAATAACGAAGAAGCACCAAACAAAGTTTACTCACGTATGGTGTCTTCTGCCCTTGGAGTCGATCACCGTAAGCTCCTCGGTGACACTGGTCTATATCAAACTCAATACAACGCTTGGCTCGGCACGTCCCGATGGGACCTTGTCCACGATACGAATATGGACATCGGTTCATTGCATCGAGCCTTAGAGGATAGAGACTATGATCTCATTGGTATCAACGTCTTGCTTAAGGTCAAGGGAACAGGTGCAAAGGAAGATCATGATAAGTTCCAAGCACTTGGTGAAGAGTGTCGGCGTATATCGCAGAAGTATGGACCCGTCATCGCTATCGTACAAGCTGATCCTAGTGCTGAAGGCATGCAGTACATCCCCCAAGACCGCATCTATAAATCTAAGACTGCGCTGCAAGGTGAAGCAGACGGACTGATCATGATCGGCACCGACGAGCTGATCAAGGACACAGTGCGGTACATACACGTGGCCAAGAACAAGCTACCACCTGCCATATGTACAGACACAAGGTTGAAGCACATACGTAGTGAAGTCAAGTTCGACTTCGATACGGGACGCTTCACTTCAGCCAACTACAAGAAGAACAGCCGACCGGGTAAGAGGAAGACCAAGTAATGGACATACCTTTTTGCGTAGATTTGGAGACCACAGTGAACGGTGGTCCCCAAGGTGACAGCCCCGAAGCACACTGGCACAACAACAAGGTGCTGCTGTGCGGGTGGTACTGCGCCAAGCTGGGCAGCCCCATCCAGATAGACCCTACACCCCAGCGGCTAATGGATGCCATGGGTCATGTCATCAAGCAAGGCCATACCCCTGTCATCATAGCACACAACGCCAAGTTTGACATCAAGCACTTGATGCAGTACCGCAGTGATGACACGTGGACCAAGGTTAAGGTGTGGGACACCATGACTTGGCAGTACCGACACAGCGGACACGACGACAAGTTCATCAGCTTGGATGCACTGTGCTCAATGAACAACGTCAACTTTAAGAAGACGTTGGACCTCGGCGCATTGCTCGACAGCGGTGTGAAGATGGAAGACATACCCATCGACGACCTGAAGACGTACTTACGTGGGGATGTGAAAGCATTGGTTGATCTGCATGCCCTCCAGCTTGCTGACGCTACGTACGACATGGACTACATCATCCCGCTATCCTCAATGGAACTCAACGGGTTGTACGTGGACCAGAAACTCTGGCACCATGCGTTCATGAAGAATGATATCCAAGTGAAGCAGCAAGAGAAAACAATGCAAGACCACATCATGCAATGCTGCGAGTGGGTGAATGATGGCAGCCCTGTCATACCGGCTGACTTCACTGACACTGTGGGACTCAAGTCCAAGTACGTCAAGGCGTTCAGTCGCCGGACGCTGTCGTTCCTATGGACGGGGGTACCAGCTCAGCTACCCATCACAGCCAAGTGGAAGCTCGGGTACAAGGACGGGTTCACCCCGTACTACCGTACGCCTCAGATACCACCCCACTTCAAGAACCCGACCAACCTCGGGTACGTCATCGACGACCCGGTACTCAAGGCTGACGGGAGCTGGATATCCAAGTGCGTGCAACTGCACCGGCATGCTGCCAAGGTGGTGAGTACGTACCTCACCCCATTCTGGGAGAGTATGCAGTGCCAGAACCGTACCGTCCACCCGAAATTGAACACGACAGCCACGTGGACAGGGCGTTTGAGTAGCTCCGGACCCAACGGGCAAAACATTCCTGAAGAAGTACGGAACTTAATCACGAGTCCGGTGTCTAACACTGTGTATGAGATAGATTTTAAGCAGTTGGAAATGGTAGCGGTAGCTTGCGTATCGGGTTGCCCCACCATGATCGCCGCCTTGAACAGAGGCGACGACCTGCACTATCTGTCCGGCAAGACGGTTATGGGGTGGAACACACCCGCTGACATGACAGACAGTGATCGCAAGATCGTGAAGGCTGTCAACTTCGGAGTACTGTATGGTGGCAAGGCAGCAGGGTTGGCCAAGTCAACCGGCGTAGCCAAGGCCAAGGTCCAACGGATCATTGATTCATTCTACACCACGTACCCCGGAGTGGGTAAGTGGCAGATGAAGATGTTCGAAGATGTGGTTGACAACATGTACCCATATCGAATCACTCAAGGAGTACAACAGTATGCCTCTATGTACACGCTGCCCCTATCGGGACGCTTGTTCAAGTTCGTCGAAGGAGAAGCACCAAGGTGGGTCCAACGCAAAACAGGAAGACCGTTCTCGTTCAGCCCCACCCACACCAGCAACTATCCCATCCAAGGATTCGCTGGCGGGGATATAGTTATGTATGCTCTGTCATGGCTTTGGCGTAACCAAAGCCTCATGAGATTTATACTTACAGTACATGATAGTATAATCATAGAGAGTTCTCTGTCAGAGTCCCATGTTCAAGACCTCGTAGATCAGATGTGCGTAGCAACACAAGCACACTTCAACCTTCCTGTCAGTCTGCACTGTGATGTGGACGGCGGGACACATTGGAAGTAGGAGTATTATTCAATGGCACAACCCAACGCAACAGCAACACATGTCATCAAGGGCGTAGTAGATAGCGTCTTCACCAAGCAAGTCACGACTCGCTTCGGTGACAAGCAAGTCCATCACGCCAAGGTAGATAGCATCGAGTTCAGCACAGGCTTCAAGCAAGTCGTGCAAGCCGGTGAAGTTATCAATCTACCTGTCGCATGGCAGTACGGTAACTGGCAGTACGTCGAGACACCTGACGCACTGCGGGACACCTTGCCCATGGTGACGGCAGCCGAGACGGCAGCAGCAGCACCAGCAGCAAGCGGTGGTGGTGGTAGTGGTGGCCAGAAGAAGGGATACGGTAAGTTCCCGGTTGACCCACTGGATGGCCAGATGTCTATCATCAGGCAGAACAGCATGAACCGTGCGGTTGAGATCCTTGAGAACATGATGACGGCATCCCCGGCACTGTTCGCACCCAAGGATGAAGCGGAGTACCTCAAGAAGTTGATCGAGGTAGCACTCACGGTCACTGACTTCAACTCGGGTCAGGATATCATGCAGCTTAAGGCAGCACAAGCGGCCAACCTTGCGGCAGCAGCGTAATGGGTAAGCCAACCAAAGCGCAGAAAGACCGGCAAGTCAAGGCCGTGGAACCTGTGAAGGACCCGGAGACGGGTGTGTATGTCAGTCGTATGAGAGACGAAGACAAGGCACCCGAAGACAGAAAACTCTTGGCCTTCAAAGGTGCGTTCGAGTGCCAGATGACACCGCAAGGTGCGCTGGCTATCTTGGAAATGGTACCCGATGTGGGTAACAAGAACAAGGGACTGCCTATTCCCACTATCCGTCGGTTCATAGCCAACGGTGTGTGGGCTGAAGTAGTCATCAAGTAGCATGCCAGCCATCGAAACACTGAGCAAGGATATCTACACCATCCTTGATCAGCGAGTGCAGCATGCGCCTAACTCTGAGCTTGCCGCTGCCTATGCCATGCGCATAGGTGGCGAGCTTGCCAAGTCCACGCTCCCACGTAACAGGCCCCGAGAGAAGGGCAAGATGTGGGCGTCGGACCTTGGTAAGACTTGCTTGCGCCAAGCTTGGTACAACTTCAACGCACCGCAGTACGGTGAGCCTCTCAATGGGCAGACCAAGTTCAAGTTCCTATATGGGAACCTGATTGAAGAGGCAGTGCTGTACCTTGCCGAAGAGGCAGGGCACACCGTCACCCACCCGCAGTACAGGGTGGAGCATACCGTCAACTCTGATTGGAAGATCAGTGGTAAGATAGATGGTTGCATTGACGGCACACTGATGGACGTGAAGAGTACGTCCAGCTTTGGGTTCAAGCGGTATAAGGATGGGATCAACGCAACGAACGATTCGTTCGGCTACCGGTTCCAACTCGGGTACTACAAGGGGTTCAACGACATAACCCCGGCTCCCAAAGATACAGTGGGGTTCGTTTGGATTGACAAGCAGAATGGGCACATCAAATACACACCGTGTAGTGTGCCATCACGTTCTGTTATCACCGCTAAAGCTGCGCAAATTATCACCGCAATTGACAAGACAGAGGATGACGTGCTTCGTGGATACACCACTGAGCCGTACGGCAAATCAGGTAACATGAAATTACGTGTCGGCTGTTCGTACTGTCCTTATAAAGAGCGATGCTACAAGGACTCTAACCATGGCAAGGGCTTGCGTACGTTCCTATACAATCAGGGACCGATCAGCTTCGCGGAAGTAGCGAGGGAGCCTAAGACACAGGAGATAACACGTGGACAAATCGCTTAAGTACTACCTTGCTGGACCCATGACAGGGTACCCGCAGTTCAACATACCATTGTTCGACCAAGTCACGGCAGTGCTGCGTGGCCAAGAGTACACCATCGTGTCACCGGCAGAACGGGACACGTACGAGACACGTCTCGGTGCCCTTGCCTCATTGACAGGCAGCCATGATGACCTCGCCATTGCGGAGACGTATGGTGACATGCTGGCCCGTGACATGAAGATTCTCGCCGATGAAGTGGATGGTATCATCTTGCTTCCCTTCTGGTACAACTCCAATGGAGCACGTACTGAAGCATACATTGGCTTGATGACGGGTTGCGTCTTTGGGTATTATAATCAGGGCAAGGCTGAGCCTTTCCCTCTCGATCAAGTTGCAGGAGTAGTAGCCAGTGCCCTTACCGACAAGTTCCAAAGAACGTAAGCAAATACCCATCTTCAGTGGGTTCCTCTCGTACTTCCCTGATGCAGTGGCAGCCGTGGCGGCGCACTCGTTCCAAAGCAACGAGCAGCACAACCCCGGTGAGCCCTTGCATTGGGCAAGGGAGAAGTCAACGGACCAGCTTGACGCTCTCGCTCGCCACTTGACTGAGTTGGCCATGCTCGGGGAGAACCCCCGGCTATCCGTGAAGATTCAGTTACTCAAGGCCATAGTGTGGCGTGCAATGGCTGAGTTGCAACTGACATTGGAAGAGTGGTTCAGGTTCACAAAGAAGACCCTTGCCGATGGTGACGTACGCAAGTACGGTGCTGTGTCCGACGAGTACCAACAGACGGGCGACATGTCGTGAGACGTGGTCGCCGACGCAGTGGCATGAGGTCCGGTCTTGAAGACCGGATAGCCAAGGACTTAGATGATGCAGACGTTAAGTATGAGTACGAGTCGATCCAATTGGAGTACGACGAATGCTTACGTAAAAACCTTGCACGATGTGGTGATTGTCAAAGCAAGAACCTATTGCGGACAGGTTGGTACACGCCCGATTTTGTTCTGGATTCTGGGCTCGTCATTGAGACCAAGGGTTACTTCGATGCGGCTGATCGCAGAAAGATGCTCGCAGTCATCGAACACCATCCGGATCTCACCATCGTTCTACTCTTCGAACGTGACAACAAGATCAGAAAGAACAGCAAGAATCGTTACTCGGATTGGTGCTTGAAGAACGGCATCGACTATTCAATCGGAGAACTGAAACCGGAGTGGCTGAGCTATGTCAAGCCGACTGACGCGGGAACTGAACATAACAGCAATAGCAATGAGGGCGACTCGAATGGCTAAGAGAAAGGCAATACACAGACGCATGTGGTTAGCACCCAATGACTGTGACTCCATGGCATCGGTGAAGTACACCATCGACAGCTACTCCGACCAAGGGGAAATGGAAATCAGCATCGCTGACTGCTACAAGACGATCAACTTAACACTGAACAATCGAGCAGACCAACGCAAGATTCAAAAGCTGATTGACTTCCTCAAGGAAGCAATCGAAGTACATGTGCAGGAGCGCAACGCATGAGAAAGAAACACAACATGAGGATACTGACGTTGGATATCGAGACGATGTACGCCATCGTGCACACTTGGTCTCTGTTCCCCAACTTCATCAGTCCTAACGATGTGATCGCACCGGGCTACACCCTGTGTTGGGCAGCCCGATGGGAGTTCGAACGTGAAGTCATGTTCGGACGGATGGACACAGCCGCAGGGTTGGAGAATATCTGGGCTCTATTGGACGAGGCTGATGCAGTAGTCACGTACAATGGCAAGTCCTTCGACATGAAGCACTTGAACAAAGACTTCGCAGTGGCAGACCTACCACCCCCGTCATCGTACCACAACATCGACCTATATCAGACGGTGAAGCGTCGGTTCAAGTTCCAGTCCAACAAGCTGGACTTCGTAGCACCTGCCCTTGGGCTGGGCCGCAAGGTCAAGCACCCCGGCATGGAACTGTGGGACAAGGTGCGAGCCGACGATCCCAAAGCGTGGCGTTTGATGGAACGGTACAACAAGGGTGACGTGGTGTTGACACAAAAGTTATACCATCGCATCTTGCCGTGGATAGTGGACCACCCCAATGTGGGCCTCTGGGTAGAGAACACTGGCAAGCCGGTGTGCACCCACTGTGGATCGAAAGACTTGCAGAACAAGGGCAACCAGTATAACACCAAGGTCGCATCGTACAAGCGGTACAAGTGCCGGAACTGTGGCACCCAGTTACGTAGCCGCTTCACCACTCGACCGAGGGATCACACCCTCTTGACGAATACGCTCTAATGACCCCCGTCGAGAATCAACTGGAGATCCTTGCGGAGTGGGATGTCGATGCACTCGTTGAGTGCCTCGGCCTCACCACTGAAGAGATCCTCGCCGTACCCGAGTTCAAGGCTCGTGCGGTGGAGTGGATCGAAGAGAACGCTATATGAGTGGTAACGTAGTCAAAGGCATGCAGGTGGGCTCCCTTGAGGGGGTCCACCATGACGAGTACACGGTGAAGAACCTCGACTTCAGTGTCAACCTACCTGACCACATCAAGAGAAGTTGTACCAAGAAAGAGCAGCAAGACTACTTGCTGCACGTGGCAGCCAATGAGCTGGCGCGGATCATCATTGAGTTGGACGGGGTGTTCACTATAGACACCCGGTACGATATCAATACGCACAACACCGAGGTAGGCCACCGCATGAAAGTGCTGGTGATAAAGAAATGATCGGGGCTGAAGCAGCATTGCTCGGACCCGTCATTGATAAAACGATTGAGATCATGCAGCAGCATGGCCTCATAGCCAGTACAGGAGAACCATCATGCCCAAGTACGACACCCGGTGCAGTGCGTGTGATCACGTTTATGAGCACACTCGAAAATCGAGCGAACCCGTTCCAGCGTGTCCCGAGTGTGGCGGTAGATCAACTGTTATCTGGTTGGCCGTCAACGTCTTGGACAAAGCTAAAGATCCGTACGATCTACTCAACGGACCCATCCCCAGCTCGCGTGCTATCAAATCCTTCGCTAATGATAGGCGGAAAGGCGGCAAGGACACTGTCTGAAGACGAGATCTGCCGGTCCATTGCGAGTGGTGAACCACTCGATGTGGTATGGGTTACGGATCATGAGCTTAGCTCAAAAGATTGAGTAAAACGCCGAATCAGGGCATCGTCATGTGTCCTCGGCATAGAGAGGGGCAAGTTCTTATCCTCCTTTGCGCTTGCCCCTTTCGACCTCATAATTCAAGGATAAATCATTGGGGGTGGTATTGATTCCCCTTCTTAAACAAGGACATACAATGGACAGCAGTAACAACTATCCCCAGCCCCACTTGGAGAAGAAGAAGCCGATCAAGCAGAGCCGGTGGGTGAAGAAGTCCAAGGTGGACCGGTACGACAAGAACGGTTTGACCTACATCGCCGACCACTTCCGTGAAGCAGCCGGGTGGTGGAGAGGCGCACGAGCACGAAGCACAGCAACCAAGACCAAAGCAATGAGGATCGACCAATGACAGGACAAGACGTATCAGACGAACAGTGGCGCGAGTATCTATACGGTGATCGCATCTATCGAATCCCTGACCCGCAGACATTGTATGTGGGCACCACTACCCATCGCGTATTGGACGCTGATGGTGTGGTCCATTGTGTACCGGCACCGGGGCAGTTCGACTGTGTCCTACGCTGGCTGCCCAAGGACCCCGGCAACCCGGTGGCATTCTAATGACCGAGAACGAAATCGCTCAACTCACCGAGCTGATGATGCGCATCGCCAATGCTCTTGAGAACATCGAGTGCAACTTGAGACTATCGAGGGCGGGTCAATGAAGCACGAAGGCGTAGAGTACCCCGACGGGGACGAGCTGATCACCAAGGGTGATCAAATCATGATCGACATTGAGACATTGTCGTCGGCTTCCAATGCGGCCATCGTGTCCATCGGTGCTTGCAAGTTCAGCTTGGACGAGGGGGCAGAGTATGCCAGCCCCGCTGATTCGTTCCTTGTGGGCGTGGACCCCACGTTCTACGGCACAGTGAGTGTGCCTTGGGCTTTCGATATCAGTGAACGGACCTTGAAGTGGTGGAACGAGCAGAGCCAAGATGCGAAGGACTCACTCAAGATCAACCAAATGTCCTCCATAGGGGCAGCCTTCAGACATCTGGAAGTATGGTTGTACACGGTAGGGTTCGAGAAAGATCCCAATCCGTTCGGTGCAAACGCATCACGGATCTGGGCTTTCCCCCCTTCCTTCGACCTTGTCATCCTGCGCAATGCAGCGAAGCACATCTATGGTAGCACGAATGAAGTGCCATGGCATTACAGGCAAGAGACTTGCGCTCGTACCCATGCTTGGATCTTCGAAGATCTCAGTAAGCTGGCATACCAAGGGCGCAAGACCAACGGGCTGCTATCTGGGTTGACCGCACACAGAGCAGACCACGACGCAGTGCGTCAAGCACGTGTCGTTCAATTCATTGAGAGGGAGAGGCGCAATGGCCAAGAGGACAGGGAAAAGCAAACAGCTAAGGCGGCGAGTAAAGCAGCTTGAGCTGAAACTGTGGGCAGCACACCAACGACGCTGCACACCAGAACAAGAGGCTGCCATTGAAGCAGCCCTCGACGATACGGCGATATCGAACGCATAAAAAAGGCCAGTCGCAATGACTGGCCAAAGAAGCAGGAAGTGAGTGACCTGCTATTTCAATGGGGACCCGTTCGGGTCCCTATCTTTTATATCTCCCCAAAGATCTTGAACGTACGCGCACGCACGATGCTCTGGTATTTGAATGTCGAAGCGGTGATGCCCCACTTGCGGGCTTGCTTTTGTATCGCTTTCTTAATCTCCGTTCGGCACTCAGGTGTCTTGATGTACTCCCAGTCCTCGGACTCGACCATGTCTTGAATGATCCCGAGGGCTATATCGCCCAACGTGTCCTCTGCATCTTCAACGTCACAGATTGCTTTCCGTATGTCGAAGATAGACCACATCAGCACACCCTTGACAACGATATCCTTACCGTCTCCCGTTGTCAGTGCTTGCTCGTCCAACTCTAATGCTGTGATCTTGACGTTCATGGTGTGGACTTCGTCCAATGCGAACGGAAGAATCAACCACCAACCGGGCTTCAGTACCCGTCGGAACCTGCCTGTTTGCAGTACTACTGCCTCTTCCCACTCGTCAATAAAAGTCAAGAACTCAAACCAACCCCAGATCTCCTTGATCACTTCCCATGCGCCGGTAATGAAATCGGTACTCACTTGTTTCTCCCTTATTCTATGTCGCAGCTTGCCTCAAATTGCTCATTGTGTGTGTACACCAAGTCATCGACCAGTTCTATGTAGCCTTGCTGCTTGGCGTCGTTGACCACTACCTTGCGTAGTGTGTCCTTGCCGACCATGTTCTTAATGTCACGCTGCTCGTGCACCGTGATGTCCTCAAGTTGAGGCCAGTCAGGTAGGCACAGTGGTTCGATCAGATCGTTACTTGCGCACCCTGCGCTTACGCTTGCTAAGATCAGCAAGATCGCCAACGCCCTTAAATTCTTCATCTGGTTTCTCCAGTTGTTTCTTTATCTGAGCCACTCGGCTGAACAGTTCCTTCTCCGCTTCCTTCTTGGCTATCCGTGTCTTCCGTTGTGCTTTGACGGTACTCTTGAGTGTAGCCACCTTCTTCCGTGCACCGTCCCGCTGCTTCTTCATTACCTTGCCGAAAGCGACAAGACCCGTAATGATCGCAGCGAGAGCAACCGCACCCCATACCTTAATCGACGAAAACATCGTCTCTCCCGTTACGCCAATCACCCCCGTATTCTTGCGATCCCGCTTCCGTGAAGCGTACCGCTTTCTCACTGATGGCTCGCAGCAAGATGTTGATCAGTCCGACTGCCAACATGATGAACGGGTACGCACCCGGTGCGATAAACGGTTCAACCAAGTAGAGCATGCTTAGCAATCCATCCACGGTGGTGCCGAGGACGGATATGATGTTGAACCACACAGTCTTGGACTTGTACCAAGGCTTGCATTCTTTAGTTATCTGCAATGAGTCCATGTTTTTCCAGTACCGCAATGATGTTGTTGACTGCTGCTATCATTAGGTCTCGGTTGGCCGCCGAGTCGTACGCGCCCGCTGTGGCACCACTGCCACCTGCTGGTGCATCCGAGATTGCGGCTTGCTGGTCGTCGATCATAGGGTTGTCGTCCCTGTCTGTCATATGACTGTTTGCTTCTGTGGGTTGGGTCATGGTGTCTTCCTATAAGTACTTGAGGTATTGGTCAAAGTCTGCGTTGGCTTCCAGCTCAGTGGACATGAGTTCACACTTCCACGAGATCACGTACAAGTTGGTACCAGCCGGGGCACCGGTCAAGAACCCAAGGGTAGCCTTGGCATAGTTCGAGTTGTACCCTTCAGCTACTACGCAGTTTGGTGTGAGGATTTGCGCTTCGTCAAAGCTGGTCTGTGATTCAGACAGCTTACGAATATCTCGTACTCCATCACTCTCTTGCCATACGGCCCAGACAACCTCACCTGTTTGTACGGAGAGGACTGCTCCTGCCTTGGCTACGTAGGTCATCTTGAAGATAGCACCCGCTGCGTTGTTACCGATAGCATCAAGCGAGAACACGTCCACTTGGGTGGACTCTGCCAGTGCACTCTTGTGCCCAGTGATTACTCTCCAACTGTCCTTACCAAATGCGGTACCACTGGCATCATCCATCCCACGGAACGAGTAGTTCTGTAACTCTATTATGCCCAGCTTGTCCTTCATCACGCTGCCCGCGATCACTCTGTTCCGACCTATGGCTGCATCGGTAGAAACTCCGCCTATGCCTATACCACCACTGGTGGTGCCACCGGGGAAGGAGATAACATTACCTCCGTAGGTGTCCCCTGTCTCGGTATGCGTGAACAATGAGACGTTCTTGTTCGGGTCACTCCCCGAGGTATCGGGTAGCTCACACCACCCTTGTACACTGTTCTTGTACGCCGACTCAATAGAGTATGCACCAGTGCCTGTCTCTACCCCGGAGTTTATGTCCGCAAAGTGAATAGCGTGCCGCTTGGTCGTCGAAGGTGTGACGTTATCAAGGGGTGACTCCATCTTGACACCATAGAGATCGTTAGCGTACGAACCATTGAAGTAAATGGCAGCCTTGATCCACGCAGACAGGTTGATGTGGAAGATTGAGTTAGCGTTAGCGTCCGATGAGAACTCTACGCCGACATCGCAGTTGATTACTTCCATATCCCAGAGGCAGTTCTTATACGTAGTGGTGCCAACGAAGTCGCCCAGCTTACGCTGTGCCGAGTGAATGTAGAGGCCCGGTGACCCTGTCTCCAGCTCATTGACTGTGTTCTCAGGTCCGACAATCTTCAACCCACTGATATGGTTGTTCTGACAGCGGACGTTGGTCGTCCCCGGCCACGCTTCACCCGGAGACTGGCCAAGCAGTACGATACCATCGGGATGGTCGTACAAGTTCTGTCGAATGACAGCCTTGTTGCCTTCGAGGTTGTTGTAGTTGCCGTACACATGGATTATGGGCGTAGTAGCATCACCGCTGAACCGCTGTAATACCACTTGTCCTGTCAAGCGCAAGTGCTTACCAGCATTAGCGTTGGTGAGGTCGTTACCATCGAGTACGATGGTGCCTTCGATGTTGGCTATACCTTGGTCACAGAAAGCCATGTACCCTGACTGGACGGCATCGTTGAACGAGTCCGTGTCGTCAGTGGAACTGTCCATCTTGGCCCCGTACCTACGTACGTCGCCAAAGTAGAACTGAAGTTCAGTGGCCGTCACGCCATTGGCTGTCTCGATAGCCTGTTGAGGCCAGAGAACCGCAGCGACGTTGTCTTGCGTCATCGTAACGAATGAGACACCAGCCACATCGCCAACTTGGCTCAGTGTCACTGGTTCTTGTCCGTGGACAGCGTCTTGTAGATTGTGAATCCTACCGACACTGTTCATGTCGATGTCTGCCGACATGGTGTTCGGAGTTACACCGTCTCTCGACAACGTGTTCTCCATCGCAGCTTCCATGAGTGCGTAATTGTCGTTGAATGACGAGACACTTCCGTATCCGCCACCTATGCGTTGAAGAGATAATTTAGCCATTGGTCCTTTCCTGTCAGTGTGACATTATTTGTTGCGTGGGTTTGCAGTTGTACAGTTCTCGCCATTCCTCGACGTGCCGTATGTAGGGGGCAGATGTTCCGAGTTCGTCGGCGTACTTGTTGGTGTAGTCCATAGCCTCGTACTCAATGAGGCAAGCTAAGCTCTTATCGTAGCCGTCGCCCTCCACTCCATTCAGCTCTTGCATGTAGTGGACTTGTTCGTGAAAGATTGTGAGCCACACTTGGGTGAGTGTCTCGCCTTCGTCTATCCAGACGATGGGTGATCCGTAGTAGTACACACCGTAAGCTCCCATCATTTCTCCCACTATGGGAGACCGGCGTACTTGCGGTGTGGTCTTCTGTTTGATGTCGTAATTGGTCAGCCGGGTAGCAGCTTTCCAAGTGATGCGTGCTATGCGTTGATCTTGTTCGAACGGTGAAGCTTTCTCGTATGTCTGTAAGCCAAGGTGCAACAACAAGATAAAGAACAATGCAGTCCAGAATCTTCCGCGTGCCACGACGCTACCGTTTGATCCTGTCGTTGACCAGTAGGTCCACTTTGGCTTCCATGTTGCCAAGGGTACGGACTAACGTCCGTGTGTCCCTGTTGTACAGCTCGACGTGAGCGTCCAGCTTATGACTCACTCCGTTCAGCTTCTTCTGCTGCCCGTTCAATCCCACCTTGACACCCCCAAAAGCGGTTGCTCCCGCTATCACCCAAGGTGCCAGCATCTTTATTATTACCATGTATTCCATTACAACTCCCTTGGATCAAGCTCGAAGTGTGCGAGATCCTTGATTGATCTGAAATGACCGCCCCACTTGATCCGCACGTTTACGCGGATCGCAGCGGCCATTATAATAGTGGCGAGGAAATAGAACTCCGCGTCACTGGCCTTGAACCCCTTCGGATAGGGGATTACGTCGAACGCTCGGCTCGGCATCACGTTGTGCCGTGACTGGCCGAACCTTGCTTTGGAGTTACCACTACGAAAGGCACGTTCTTGCTCGTCCCTTCCACGGTACCCCCAGATTACTGCAAAATTATAGAGAATGATGGCCTCGTCAAGCACCAGTTGGAGCTTGACATGACACTCACCCCGGCACCGTTGTGACTTGGCTCCGAAGCTGGCCATTACGGTATCAGTATGTCGTCAAGGGTGGCCTCTCGGGTCACCTTGGCTGCATCACCTGTGATGCGCTGCGCTGCTGGTACGTCGGCCAGCTCTGTAGGACTGGCCATCTTGGCGAGTGCTTCTTGAGACGTATCTCTCAAGGTTTGCGTCATGCGTGCTTCAATCTCACCGGCTTGCCGGGTGTACCGGGAGTGGGTGAGGTCCATTGCGTCAGAGTACGTCAAGCCGTCAGTCAGTGCGTCGGCCAGTTTGATCTGGTCTGCTTCTGACAGCCCCTTCGACAGCTCTTCCATCATGATACGGACATCCCGCTTCGTGGTCTGAGCCCACGCTTCAGCTTGGTGTACAGCCGCGTCCAAGTCCACGCCGGGACGCATCCACTCGAAGATGGACTTCTCCAACTTCTCCGCTGGGATACCTGTCTGCTCTGACAGGTCGCCGAGGTACTTGTAATAGGTCTCTTCTTTGAAGATGTTGTCGAGGTTGATCTTGCCCGAGGCTATGTCTCGGGTGATAATCTGGTCAGCATGAGCATCGGAAGCGGCGTTAATGCGGTTCATCCACTTCGTGGAGCTTGCGCCCCTTTCGAACCCTTCGATCTCTTGGACCAAGTGCTGTACTTCGTGGAGCAAGGTCTCTCGACCCAAGTCTCCATCGGTTTTGAATATGGTTACTTCAGGACCACTGAGGGTGGTCGCGGTTTGGCCACTTATAGACCTCTGGCGGGTAGACGACATTTCAAACACGGCCTTGCCGTCAACGTCATCAGCCACTCGGATGAAATCGAAGTGGACAGGCACGTCCCTCAGTTGGGGGTATGCCTTATACAGTGCATCGTGCTGGAACAGCGAGCCCAAGGTACCCGATATGGTACCACCCTCGCCTACTCGTGCAGCTTTCCCAGCCAGTAGATCCTTGACCTTGTCGCCGTGAACTACGCTGCCCTCATCACTGAGGATAAACTTCCAGTCGTCGTCTTGCTTGTACCAGCCGGTCTCTTTCCAGATATCGTCCGTATTGCGGCCCAATCTCTCCATGCCCTTGGCGGAAGCCAGCGTGCCTTGCGTTACGTCTTCCAGTGCACGGGCTCCGATGACCATGGCCTTGCCTACGGCTGCTCCCTTGAGTAGTGCACCCTCGGGGTTGGCGAAAGCCGATGCAAGGAACGCTCCACTCTTCGTGTCAGCACCGAGGAACTCCCCTATGTGCTCACTGGTGCCCGGTATGTCGGTGAAGTCAATCATGGTGAAGTCACCACCCTTGGCCCAGTTGAGCCCTGAGTAGCCAGCCATGGTAACCATGCCGACGAGGTCGGCTGGCATGCCAAAGAGGTTGGCCGGTAACCCGATACCAAAATCCTTGGCTGCTGTCTTGAAAGACTCCCACTGATCCCGAGCCTCTTCCGGCTCGGCGGCGAAGACACGGCCCTTCTCTTGGTGCCGTGCTATCTTGGCATTGACAGCCATTTCTTGCTGTGCAATAGACGGGATTGCTGCTGGTACTGCCATTATTCTATTCCAAGGGCTGCTAACCAACCTGATCGGTCAGCCCATAAGCGGTACGATGGGGTAACGTCGTTATTGACGACTTCGGCGTTGGCGTAGTGCACGTGGGCACTCGCTCGGATGTCGTTATTGGCAAAGTCCAGATAGAACCGTGCTTCGGTAGCCACCTTGCGTTGCTCTTGGTCAATCTTCGGCTGGTTCCTGCTCTTCCACTCTGCGAACGTCTGCGGCTTGATGGCTGAGATCGTTGCGATCTGCCGTTCGTTGAATACGGCACGAGCCACGGCATCCCGGTCCACATCGACAACGAGTTTGTCGTCTTCGTCGAAATCCACTGATACCAGTGAGTTGAACGCAACCCCAAATCGGGTGGTATTGTAGCCTTGCTGCATTTCAGTCCGTTTCTTGTGCCAAGGCTCATTGGCTCCACCAAGGAAGTCTTGTGCTGCGTCACCGAAAGCCCAACGTCGGGCCTTCTGGTCCCCGTTGCCTACAATACGCAGGCCATTAAGAATGGCGTCGTCAGCGAGGATCTCGACTGTCATGGTCAGCTCGTTATCGGCTGGATTCCCCAGATCGTTGAAAAGCAGCATTGCGGTGGTGCCTGCGGTCAGGATCTTGCCTGCCCCGGCTGCATCTTGGCCTTCTGCTATGTCAGGTATGCGCTGGAGTACCCGCTGCATCATATCCATCTGGGTGAGGCCGGACTCGATCTGCTCGTCCTCGGACTCAGCTCCACGCCCGAAAGGCGAGTGACCCGTACGTTGGTTGGTCCGCAATACCCCGGCGATCTGCGCCGAAGTCATGTCTGGTGTGATATTGCCTTGGCCTGAATTGTAGTACAAGCTGGAGATCACGTCAGTAGGGGTCGATGGCCTGAAGACTGAGTCAAACCCTGCCACGGCCATACTGGAGATCTGCTGGCCGACGATAATGTCCTCGCCTGTGGCGCTCAGCTTGACCCACTCGAACAGGTTGCCGTTCTCGTCAACCGAGTTGAACCGCAACAGCTCCCGGTAGGCCGGACGCTGGTGTGACAGCTCCATGGCCTCTGCTTGAAGGGCTGAATGCTGTGTCTCGTAGTATTTGGCCGTCCGAGTCTCACGGAGACCGTCGATATAGTCATCCACGAGCTTGACTCGGTCATCCAGTACAGCCTTGCTCAGCCCATACTCTTGGCTGGCTCGGTGTAGGGGGTCAGACCACACAGCTTGGTGTGCGGTCAGTAATTGGGTTCGATACGCCTCATATGAGAAGATCAGCTCGTCTTTCCGAGCTGCAAACCCGTCGATAATCAGGGCACTCTGCTCATTCAAGGGCTTACCGGCCTCATTGGTGTATTCTCGGATGGAGTTACTGGATTCCAAGAGCAGTGCAGACAGCCTCGACTTCGTTCCTTGCATATTGTCCTGAGAGGTCCTCAGTCGCGTCAGGTTGGACGCAGACTGATCGGCGATGACGAATGCCAACTCCAGCTCTGCTCCTTCGCGTGTGGCACGCATGGCGTCCTTGCGGGCAAATTCGCGTATCGTCTCAGGGTCCGTGAAGTCGGACGCAAATGACATGCCCAGCCCACCTTGACCGATTGTCTTGGTGGCCCGGTCGTAAAACGCCCGTAATTGGGTCTCTGCCGCAGTTGCGGCGGCTCGCCGTTCCAGATCCATGCCGCCCAGCTCTTCCAGAGTGGAGCTGGAGCGTGCAATACCCGTTATCTCGGCATCCAGCTTGGCTGCCAGCTTGGGGTGCTCTTGACGCACCCGTTCCATGGTGCTCTTGATCCGCAGCTCTGCTGCTGCTTGGAGACGGGAGTTCCCGTCGGCTGCATCACTCTGCCAGCCGAGGATCTTCCGGCGTATCCGGTTCTCGTCGTCTGTCAAGGACTCGTCAGTAGTAGGGGCGTCGGGGGTTTGCAGCGCATCTTGCCCTGCTTGGGTGAGGTCAGCTCTGACCTCGTCACCGGCCTTCCGGAGTACCTTCTGCGTGTGCAGTTCGGCGACCAAGCCTAAGCCCTCGCTTATGCCACTCTCAAGGGCACGGGTATCAACAGGTTGCGTACCTGCGTTCTCGTTCACACGCTGGATGGAGCCTAAATCGGCCATGGTATGTCCTTTAGGTTATTGTGTTGCACGTTCATTAGGTTATTGTGTCGGGTTTTCACGCAACACCTTGTTTATGATCAGTTTGTCGTTCTCTTTACCCTGTCGGAACGCTTCGCGTCCGATGGCTTTGAGTTCTTCTCGAAGCACTGGGTCCATATCTGGGAAATAGTCGAGCATGTCCTCGAAACCTTCACCGGCTCGCCCGCTGGCGATGTGCTCGGCGATGAACTTGGAGACTGAAAGCTCCCCTTGGGGTCCTTCTTCCAGTAAGGAAGCGGTCAAGATGGCTTGCCTCTCTGCTTCCGGCCAAGCCTCTGACATGTAGGCCAAAGCTTGCAAGCTCTGAACGAGCTGCTCGCGTGGTGTGTCTCCGTCCCAGTAGTACGTGAACATCTTCTTCAAGAACTTCTTGTTCTCGTCCACGATGTTCCGGAAGTCCAGATTGTCCTGATAGACCTCTTCCCGTACGTCGTAGTAGTGCAGCTCTTCCTCGGTGC